AATCTTACGAGGATCAATGGTCACATTATTCATTATAGAACTCCAAGTTCCTTCAGTTCACGAATGCTGTTCTCAGCCGACGTATGCAGCACCCAAATGCCACCACCGTTGACCCACAGAGGACGCCACTTCTCCCAGTCATCAACAATCACATCACCAGGCTTGGCGTGCTTAATCTTATCACGCGAGCGACAGACGATCATTTCCAGATCAGGGAAATACTTGTCGCGCCAACGTAGCTTCTGATCGACAGACCATTCACCACGAGGACGACCCGTCAGAATGATCGGGTTCAAGTGCCTGACGGCCTCGACTAGAACATGGGCATCAGGCATCGGCTCTAGTGAGAAGAAAAAGTCTTCAGTGCCGTAGATCGTATCCCAAAACTTCTGTTCGCCTACCGTGTTTTCAAACTCACGCGGTGACATACCACAGATTTCGTGGGCCCGCTTGTCGAAGTTCGCAAGCACACCATCACAATCTAGAAACAATTGACGATTCATCTTTTCCATTTCACCCCACATTTCGTACAACGGAATATTCCGTCTTTATAACCAACAGGTAAATGACCATGGAAGATCATACACCATAATCTCTTGAGAAGCAACATCAACTGATCTTCTCAACTGAATAACATCTACCGAACTTTATTTCCTTCAAAAGAAGTTCACATGCATGTTTAGATGCGATATTGTCGATAACGGCAGGTCCGCCGTGTTGAAAACCACTCATATATAATACTAAAACCCAGACTGTTACAGTCATGTCACCAACTCGAACTATAGTAGAAGTCCCAATATTCTAGGGCTTCCCAGTTATCAACAATCTTACCGATTACTTCCTTTGTATATTCCAAGTCTTTGAAATACCATTCATCATAGTCGGTACTACCAAAGAAGAAGCCAATAGCAGTCGGCAAAAGTTCCGAAGCCTTCGAATGATCTTCAAGGACTTCATTCACAACAGCGAGCAGCTTTTCGAGATCAGCCTTTTTGAGATACGTTTCCTGACACTCATCCTTGCCATCCTGAACGTTCTTGACGAACCAATCGTGAATAGCATTAGCCTTACGCCAGTAAGCAAACTCAGCAAAAACTTCTTTAACCCTTACATCATGGATTTCAGGGAACAAAGCAGAAATAGACTTACTCACCAACTGATCTGGACCGTCTTCAGGATAAGACCAAAGATAACGCTTTCCGATGATATACATATCGAGACCCATTTGATTTCTCCTTAAACTTTACGACCGAGTGTGGTGGGATCGGTCTGATCACTTATGAACATTGTAGCACCTTTGTTCCATAGGGGTGCCACTTGTTTCTTCTTGCGTTCTATCTCTTGGATAGTTCCAACGCTCTCCTGACGATCACGGCGCCATTTCCAGTCATCCACGGAACGCTTGAAGCCATTTGCAGGAATAGCATTAGAGACAGGAGCAACATTTCGTTCAACATCATTTTCACCTTTCAAATTCGGAAAATCAGCAACAGTACGCCGACGTTTTACATAACCAACAGACGCAAGAAAGGCCTTGTGTTCTGCGGTTGCTTGTGCAAGCCGCTTTGACTTAGATTTCTTGCGCTTAGATCGAGAGTGTGTGTAGATAATCATTCCAAATCGAACCGCTTCATTCAGGAGTATAATATCAGGAACGTTCGATCTTGTCAAGAACGGAGTTTAACCACTCAAGTTCTTCCACAAGCGAAGTCTCTCTTGCGATATTCCAATCGTCCCAAGGAATATATGCATCGTTTTCTTCAATGCTTTTCAATACAGTTGACCGTCGATTATACAGTTCTTCCTTCAGTTCATCGAAAGCCTTGTTGCGATCATGCGAATAAAACTCGGTCATCACTTCTTCTCCTGAAACCATCGTTCGACTACCGAATAGTTAAAGTAGTCGATCTCTTCCCACTTCTTACCTTCATTGATAATATCATAAACAACATCAACACATCCATCAAATTCATTTCCAGTAGGAGTACTACCCCATTCGAAAGATGTAGCTTCTTCCTGACCACGGCGAATACCAGCACGATAGATGTCTTTGATCTGTTCAATAGTGAATGTGAAGGTCTTATCGGTCATATCACTTCTCCGCCAGTTTCCGTTCGTAGACTTTTTCTGTGTTGCTGTTACCAGAGGAACTTCATATTTAATAGCAAGACGGCGTAGTTCTTCTACGTTACTCTTGATTGTTTCGTAGTTTGTCATTACTTCATCTCTCTGGCATAAAAGTCCAATAATTCTTCGCTGCCTTCTTGAAAGGTGATACCACGATAAGCACCGTCAGTAACCTTGAGACCCGGCGCACGAATAACAGATGTATAACCCTCATCCATCAGTTGAAAGATCATATCATCTTTTTTCCAAGTGTCAACTGTCCACATGCCACCAATAGTTTGAAAATTTCGAGGAACATAATTTTCATCTGTTTTGATGGCGTTTTTGATCTTATCGAAGTTTTTGCTCACGTCGGTCATATATCTTCCTCATGATATTCGTCCATTGCGATGTCCCAACCTTCCCAGTTGTCAACACCTGCATTTCGAAGACAATTGAGAAGACGAGCATCATCAAGAAACTCTTCATACTCTTTCTTCGTGATAGTCACCATTTCTTCAGTATTGTTCATCTCACTTCTCCACAAGTTTCCGTTCGTAGACTTTTTCTGTGTAGTATCGGCTACCTAATGCTGCAAACTTATGCATTGCCTTGATAGCATCCGCTTCTGTTCTATAGAATCCATGACAGTCAGTGAACTTCACACCATTTTCGAACATGTCATACTTCAACACCCATACGAAACTGTTCAGATCAATGGTTTCAAATCCGTATTTTTCGGTCATCGTGTGTCTCCTTCATTCAACTTATAGACCAATCATAGCTTCGACCGGAATTAAAATCAAATAGATGTTCGTCCTGAAAGGATTATGTCGTCAGTTTAAACTCACAGAGACAAAATCTATGTTCTTGCTGTTAACACAGTAGGCGCTCGGACCTGATTTGGATGCTAACGCCCACAAAGCATTGAGATTTGCACCACCATCACCATGTCCAGCATGAGCCTTCGCCATGGCGATCAAAGATTCCTGTAGTTCTTCAGCGGACATATTATCCGGTATTTCCAGATCGATATCGAGGAATTCGACATGGCCAGATGTGAACACGATCTTTACGATTGCAGATGTCATCACTTCACCTCATCAACCTATAACCAATGATACCTTGAGCCGGATTTAAAATCAATCGTCCCAACCAGCATCCGTATATCCATCAAGCCAGGCTTGATACAAATCCCACTCATCGTTATTGTTATAGGGATTTGAACCACGATCAAACCCATCCTGATACTTCTGATACCCATCTTGATAGGCGAAGTTCTTCAGGTCGTCGCGATCATCCATCACTTTTTCTCTCTAAACCACTTTTCGATAGTGAAGATATCGATGTAGCCTTCTTGATCCCAAGCTTTGCCTTCATTAACGATGGTGTGGATAGCTTCTTCCAACTCATCAAACTCTTTGCTCGTGGGCGAGCTACCCCATTCGAATGCAGTAGCCTCTTCCTGACCACGGTGAATGCCAGCTCTGTAGATGTCTTTGATCTGTTCGATAGTGAATGTGAAAGTCTTGTCGGTCATGGTGTTCTCCATTAGATTATCGCGGCTCTCTGCCACCTTGCAGGATTATCATACTGTACCATACAGGAAGGGAATTGAACCCATAGATAATCGGTATATAAGAGTCGAACTCACCGGAGCCTCGATAATCTAACTCAATCAAAGACCCACTTGTCGAGTTCATCACGCTCGTCGGGCGTAAACTCTTCCTCTTCGCAGACAAAGCCCCAACCACCACAATTGAAGCAAGTCTCACTATAAGGTCCAGCACCAGTGCCATTGCACGACATGCACTTGAATTTCGTCTTACCAACTCTGCCGTATGCATCTTGAAAAAATTCGGTCATATCACCCACCCATCTTCCCATTCATCGCGTTTTTGCTTTTCGGCGTCATAGATCATGAGCATGAAACTGTTAATATCGTCAAGAGGAACAGTTTCGAGTTCCTTCTCACCAGTGACGTACACAATATATTCTCGTGTCAAAACAGGAATCTCGTCATATGTCGCGAAAGGTGCAACTTTCATTTCAGCAAAAGGTACGAACATTACGAAACTCCTGTCCAACGAACACGCTTGAAGTCACCAGTCAGAATGTTGCCTCGGGCGAAGTTCTTTGCGGGAGCTTTCCAAGAAGCACTCTTGAGAATGGTGCCAACAGGAAACTTGCCAGGCTTAACCACAATAAACGAATGTGCCGACCTCTGACCGTTGAGACTACCTTGAACGACACGAATATAAGACGATCCGGTTTCAAACTCAACAATGAATTCATTGATCATTTCGCGGACAGTCTTGTCACCAATGCGAGAACCCCACCAGTTGATATAGTCTTGCTTGATATAAGTGGCAAGGTTAGAAAGCATTTCGGGGGTGATCTGGCTCATATGGTCAAGCTCCTGTCTCTCTCTCTCTCTATGTTCATAGAATATATGATCCAGGGATAAATGCAAGAGAAAAAAGTGCGACAGTATGTCGCACCTTGATCTTGACCATAGAGCTTAGTCTTGGCTATAGCTTTATGTGTAATCGGTGGACGCGCACATAAATCTGATCATTATACCACTCGTCCGATTCGAGTACTCGACGGTCAATCTGTTCTCGCATTTCCAGATAATTCGCCGTACCTTTTGTCTTGCATAGATGAAGAATTTCTCGACTAAAATTCTTTGTGCCTAGTTTTTCCACATCTTGTTGCAATTCTTTGTTCGAACCGTAATAGTCTTTCCAATCACTCTCGACTTTAGACCTTTTCTTTTTGCCCTTGACTTGTCTTGTCCTGGTCTTTTGTAAAAGTTTTTTGCCTATGTATGATCTTTTAGTCTTTAAATTTGTGATACGATAAACGAAAGCAAGATGACCGACGAGATCATCTTGCTCAATTGCTTTACCTTTATATTGCCAAGGGTTTTCATATTCCATACTGAGGTTACCTCCCTCAGTATATATTTTATCTTACAACACTCATATTATGTATTCTATATCGATTACC